AGCTAGGAATGCTGACTCTCCACCTGGATCCGACGGTGAGGCTCTGGAGTGTGGTAGCCATCCCACAAAGAGTCTGTATAAAGCTGGAGTCTGCCAGCGTAAACAACTAGCACGTATTGCTTTCACTAGTTCTCAATCAATCTAGAATATCCCAGAAAAATATTATCCATTACACACCAATAGTTTCTCATTCAATTTCGTCGTCAGAGTTGGGTATATCACATACGCCTGTCACACGCGTGTGATAATACTCAAAATAACGACGAGATCAAACAAAAAACCAAAGATGTATAACGGATAATATCCTCCAGGATACTCCAGATCAAATTGAAAAACTAACGAAAGAAATCCGCTCTAGATGTCTACGTTAACAAATTCCAGTCTTATATATACTAACCCCCCATTCAATAAACGGACCGTGTCTACAGCAAGACACAAACATATATTTATATATCAGTATATGAAATTACCAGCTAAACAATCTCTTGTTCAATGTACTCGTAAGAAGATATTTACTGGCAGAAGAACTAGCTCTGGATATGAGCCAATTTACATCCGCTCTCTTCTTGAGAGTATCGAAAACAAAAGAGACAGCTTTTGCCGTTGCACATTCTACAGTATGATATAACGATGGATGAAGATTACCGATTTCTAATCCAGTGATTTTACCAAAAAGCCAATCTATCGCAGCTCCTCGATGCCATCCTGTTCTCTCCATTCCTCGTAATGCATCCACAAATGATGGACTACGTTCTCTCATTAATACTATAGGTCGAATGTCTAATACACGACTCAGCTCTTGTAGTTTAGTCCAGTATCCTTGATGTCTCGCGTACTCGCCAAAAGATACTGGTGTGGTTTTTTCATAAGATGTCAAATCTACACATGAATTCATTTTCCTAAGGTAGTCCGTTGGTAAGATACCTGAAATTACTTCATAGTTTCGAAAATCCATCTTGGTCCATTCCACTATGCCTATTTTTCCAATCAAATTATTGAAACGTTGTCTATATGTCCTATTTATGCCAGGTACGTCATCTGTCCCAGCTTTACTTATCATACTCATCTGTTGCAATTTTCTAGCTTCATCAGGAGACACAGTTGCTATATCCGAATATTTATCAATATAGCGTGTATATGTATCATCTCCAACTTTGAATTTGATACCAAATTTCTCCAATTTAGGATAAGGTGTATCACAAACCCATCCCTGCCATGGTAATAGTCCTAAACCTCCCAAAGATCGAGGAAGTTCTAGATATCGTGCGGACAATTTTCTATTTCGAGACCATACAATACTGAAAACCCTTCGATATACCGAAAGATCAACGGCCAGTCTGCGTTCTATGGTATTAACTGTTTCAAACAGAGCTTCTGTTGTGCTATCTCCACTCCAAGGTTCATTCGTCCAAGGTTTACGTTGCATCAACCCTGGTATCGCTCGGTTAGGATATCCATACGCTCTGTCTTTCGAGTACCACACTCGCAAAAACTCGCTGTTCTCATAATGTATGCCATATTTCGCATCGCTCCCAATAGCATTGATAGCTTGATAGGCCAATCGCATTAACAAACTTGTAAAATATGTAGACGAGTAAACACTACTATCATCGCCTCGAATATAGATATTGTCTATATTCTTGCGGTCTGGATCAAATATATCCGCAGCTACTCGACTCATAGTCATATTCCAATAGTTTCCCAATAATGATGTTAATCTTATTCCTGATTGTACTCCTCCGATCACTTTAAATATATGTTTCTTCGACTCATAGGTTATAGTACATGTAACATGAGCTAAACTCAATATAGTTTTCTCAATTGCATCTAAGACTACAGACTGCATTTCGGTAGGTGTATTATTCAGTGCGTCCATTAGAAATAATTTAGTGAGAATCTGCACCTCAGGGGTTGTTGGCTGATTATCAAATATACGATAATCAAAAGGTAAGCTCCAACTGCCCTTCAGCGTCTTAACCATCTCATCCATTCGATACATTTGCTGTATCCTATTTTCTTCTAATGTACTACCCTCCCAAGAGGTGTATGTTGACCCACATAGATAGTTCAACCATGCCATTGTGTAGTAAGTCCAAAGATCGCCAGTGACTGCAACTCTACATTTGCCTAATTCAGGCTTTATGAATGCCGTGGACGTCTGCTTTCCCATGTTTTTGATTGTTAGTTCTGTCAACTCGCCAGGAGCAAAAAGATCGAGCAAGAAGTTTTTCCTTGCTTTAAATTTCCCATCTTTTAGCTCACCGTCGACGGTTTCGGTTTCGTAAACAATCTTGCCATAAGAAGAAGCTCCCGAAGTTTGACTGATATCCGAGGCAATAAACTCCTCTAACGTCATAAAGTCAACGCGCTTCTGTTTCTGTCCAAATTTAACCTTCTTCGCTGCATTCTCAAATGTTGATAACCAGTCTTGTCCCAATAGTCCGTGTTTCTGTCCCCCGTTTGCTAGATCTTCGGTACCTTTGACAGGATCGAAACCAGGAAATGGTATGTTTCGATATCCTGTAAGACCACCGGCTTCAGCCATCGTCAAACGTACGGACATATCACACGGATATTTCTTGACAAGACCAGTTACTGCAGATGTAACCAGTGCATATCTTTGTAAGTCTCTGAAAGCATGCAATTTTGATAATATATTGTAAAATTCAACATTCTGTATAATAAAAGCGTTCATCAAGTTACACACTGTAATATAATCCAGATTTCTAATCGTGTTCAGATACTTAAGGAATAAGTGCATATTGCCACTCAACTGATAAATAGCAATGATGTCTTTGAATCTCATACGTCGTATCGATAAATCAGATTTGTTCCTTATACCAAACAGTTCTATGACATCCTCGTCTAACATAGACAGAACTGTTTCGGTTATAATCGGCTTATCTTCAATTTGCCTTTCCAAATCCTCTTTATAGTCAGCTCGACGTGCAACCTTTGCTGCCAGATTGGCATAAGTGATTCGTCCCGTTTCTTTCTCGGGCAACAAAGTTGTCTTTTTCTTTAACCATGCGAGATCAAGCATATCTATATCAATATTCATTGTCTGTAAAGC